CATTAGAATTAGTAGAGTATCTTACTAACTCGTATTCACCTTCTGTAATTTTAGACGAACCTATGCCCATTCTATTTTTTGAAAAAGTCATCACTGATACTAAATCATCACAATAGAATAACCCAAGTTTTATAGAAGCACTAGTATTACCTTGTATGTGATTAGAATCTAAGAACTGTTTCGATTGACTAGATGTTATTTCTTTTACTGTGCATTTTCTGCCGTGTATTCTATCTACACCTTTACCTAGCTTATTAATTAACATGTTCTTTACTATTGTTTTCTTATTTTCCCAACTATCAGAAAATAATGTAAATAACTGTATTCCTTTTTCTTCGCATGCTTTAAATTTTTGTCGATGGTAATCTTTATTCTTACCTCCTACTTCTTCAGAATGCCAATATAAACCGTTATATTCAATTGCAAAATTATAATCGGGTAAATATATGTCTAATTCTAAACCGTTTAATACTTGCCGATCGTTATATATTGCATTTTCAACACCTAAAGATTCTAAGAATTCCCTAACTGATAATTCTGCTTTAGAAACATACTCCCTTGGGTTACATTTTTGACATCTGATACTATTGTGATTTATTACCTTACTAGTTTTTGTATTACAACTTAGACATCTAAAGTCATACATAATACTTTGTCCAACACCTTTATAATCTTCAACAAGTGTTAACAATTCAAAGTTAAACTCCGTTTCTATCTTCTCTTTTATTTTTTCATACGATTTAGTAAGAAGGTACTTACTCATATCTCCGTATTTTTGATCTTTAGTGTTTTTCGACTTTACATTTACTTCTTTATTCTGCATTGCATTCGGGTAGTCATATTTTGCAATATTTGTTTCTTTTATTTTTTCAACTACTGTTTCTATTTTCTTAGGATTATCCACACCGTATTTTTCTAACATTGCAAGCTTATAATTAGCTATTGCATTTTTTATATTATCTTCGTCTTCGTAGTATTTTTTATGTTGCTCTTTTGCATATGTTGATTGCCCTACGTTTTCTACACCGTACTTGGCTAAATTTGTTTTCTTGGTTCTGTTACGTATATCTTCTTTTTGTATTATTGTTAATTTTGATTTTGCTAATTTAGAAGAAGCAGAAATAGATTCACGAGTACATTGGCACAACGATGCTTTTCCGCAATTACGATAACCTTCGTTATATCCTACATATTGTTTACTGTTACCGTAAGGGCAATTCGGTTCCTTATTATCTAGCAAATACAACATTTCGGATATGTTTGTTTTAGTTGGAAAATGAGATTTTAAAGAGTTGTATAAAACAGTATCTCTTTTTATAGCACGTGATATATTTTTAATGCTATATTTTTCATACAGCTTTTTAATTGATTCTTTTATTTCTTCTAAGGATAGCACAACTATTCCAATACTGTTTGTTATATTTATCTAAATAGCATACAACAAAAAGGGTGCAATTGCACCCTTTTTGTATACTTTTTGTAAAATATTACTGAAAACTTAGTAAAATTTCAAGTTACCAGTAGTTACAGCAACAGAACTCAAGAAGTCCGCTGCGTTACCTAAGCTATCCGCAGCATTGCTAAGTTCCAAATAACCATAACGTGTGATGAAGCCAACTACTGGTTCTAAAGTAGTAGGATCAAGCACTGGGCCAACGCTCATCAAAGGGATGTAAGGGCAAAAGAATGCCGCAGCGTCAGTTTCAGTTTGTCCTTTGTAACCAACCAATACGTCATCAGTAGTTGCATACTGGTCAACATAAATTTTCATCTGACCGTTCAAAGTACCAACAAATTTAGTATTTGTAGGGGCTTCAAATACGCCTTCAGTAGTACGTGCAAAACTAGAAGTAGTTGCACTCTGGAGGATGGTCAAAGTAGTCGGGGAAACAACAGCCCAGTTAGCAGGGCCACGACGTGTACGTTCTGCAACGCGGTTAGCTTCGCGGTTAACCATAACTGCAAGAGCAGCATGTTCGTCGCCAACATAAGTAGCAGTACCAGAAACAGCTGATTGATCATAAGTCGCAGCAGCGGCGCCGGTTAAGTTACGCAAGTTGTTAATCATTTCTTGGTCAATCTCAACTGTAATTTCTTGTGCAAGTGCTTGCATAATTTCAGCTTCGATATCTACACCGTGGATAGCGTTAGCATCCTGTGCAGATTCCATTGTCCAACGTGCTGACAAACGACGTGATTTAGCTTCAACAGTTGCTTTCAAGATTTGCACTGACAAACGTTTGCCTGCAGTACCTTCTAAAGTAGCAGCATTATCTGCACGTGAAGTTGAAGCGTTAGCTACGCCATTACCAGAATAAGCACGGGCAATAGTGAACGGGGACAAAGCTTCAGTACCAGCGTTAACACCGGAAAAGGTGTCAGCGTAGCGAGTACGTAAAGTGTGGATTTGGCCTACTGGGCCAGTCATAGGTTGTACACCTAAGATTTCGTTAGCGATAACAGAAGGCATAATACGACGAATCAACGGAAGCATAACTTTGTTAACTGTTGCAATATTACCAGCTTGTGTAGCACCTGCAGTAGCAGATTCTGTCAATAAACCGCCTTTAGCACGAACGTTTTCTAAAACTACGTTCATAGTTTGGCGTCTTTGGCCTGTCAAACCATCAAGCATTGCTTCTTTGGTTGCGGCCCAATTTTTTTGAAAAAGATTAGACATTTTAGTTCTCCTTGTTTATAGTTTGATTCCAGCTAAGACTTTTATTTCATCTAGTTGCTGAGCAAGATTGTCATCTTCTTGCATAGTAATAGGTTTTTTATTACCGGTTTTTTCAGTTACAACCGATTCAGCCAATACGCTTTTTTTGCTTTGTACTTGTTCGTTTAAAACGACTGGCAAGTATTTGTCAAAAGCTACGTTTAAGTTTTCTGTTTTGACTGATTCTAAAAGTTGTTCCATCACTTTGCCTTTTTCTTTACCTAATGGAGCAAGAAGTTGACCTAAAACTTTTGAACGTCTAGATAACTCTTTTGCAACCTTAAGCTCAGTATTAATGCTCTCAGTTAACGCTACTTGTTTGTTCACTTTACCTTCGAGCATTTTGATGGATTCTTCTTTTTTAGCTAATTCTTTGTTAAGTTTAGCCACTTGGGAAGCTTCATTTAAATATGAAGTCATATACTCGCCTGCAAATGATTCAAAAATACGTCTTCCAAAATCATTATTTCGTGCAGCAATAATATCTTCTTTGTATTGAGATATTTCTTTGCTTAAAACTGTAGAAATTTTGCTTTCAACTAAAGCGGCAGCTTTTTTAACAAAAGCATCTTTAGCTTGATTGATTTGTTCTTTGCCTTCTTTAATTAAGGCTACTCTTTGCTTTTGAAGTTCGATTTTATCATTTCTAAAATCTGCAATTTCCTTAGTAAGTTGTTCTAAAACAAATGCTTCCATTACTTTAGATTTTTCACTAATTTTTTTAGATGCAGCAACCATAGACTCGACCTGTTCAACTAATTTCTCAGCGACCATTTTATCAAGTTTTTCGGCTTGTTCTTTTAAAGAATGACGAACCATTTCTTTTTCTGCAATGAGTGATTTTTTATCTTCTGCTAAACCTTCAAATTCCACACGAAGTTTATCGCTTACAAATTTATCTAATGATTCAACTAAAACACTTTTATCGTGTTGGAATTTATTAGAAAACTCTTCGCGGAGTTCCAGTGCAATTTGAGATCTTGCTTCTGTAATCTGATGTTCCCATGCTTCACTTAACATCTGTCTTGCTTCGCTAGACAAACCGCTAGATTCGCTTAGAATGTTTTCAAATTTAGATAGCATAACACTCTCCTCTTTATCTAAGTTTTAACTGTTGAATAAACTTCAACATTTCTTTATCGAAACTTCCTTGTGCTCTATGATCGTGCATAGTGTCTTCAGCTAAACGATGAATACGACTACCTCCTTTCATATTAAATAAGCTCTCATATATAGCAACAGGGTATGCATCCGGTGCGCTTGGTTGCGCAACTATGTCAACTGTTACAATTACAAAATCGCTCACTTTGCCGTAAGAGTCGACATTGCCTGATCCTCTTGAGCTTACGCCAAGTTTTACACCTTTTTTCAACAGTGATTCAGCAATTTTACCACTAGGTGTTCCGTCAACACCACCTAATATTTTCATTTTACCCATTCCGTTATTACCTTCCATCCACATATCAGTAATAACATGACTAACTTTATCTAAATTAATAGACAGTGTTTCTGGGTGATCTAATTCGCCTAAGATCGAACCGTTTGACTTAATAATATTTGCTGCTTGTTCAACGGATTTGGATATTTCGTTTAAAGGGTATACTCTTTCATTTTGATTTCTAATATCAGCTTGAAGGAATATACCTTTCATCCATAATTCTTTACCGTCGTTCTCTACTAACATCTTAGCAGAGTTATAATCTTTGTATTCAAATAACTGATTAGCCATTATTTGATCTCCAAATTAAAAGTAGTCAATTACTTGCTGCCAATTGGTGATCTAGTTTGAGTAGCGCCTGCAACTTTACCGTTTGCAACTTGGCGGCCTTCTCTTGACAAATCAACTTTCATTTCTTTAGTTTTTGGTTCAACACCTGGCAAACCTGATTTAGCGGCTGTTTTATCAGCTTCTTTACCTTGTGCTGAAGCTTTTGCAAATTGTGTAGCTTTAGCATCAGATGCTACTCGGCTATTTGCAACAGGTGATTTAGTTGTAACTGCACCTACTTTTGAGTGGGCACCAGTACCTACTAAACGTCCTTCTTTAGACATATCTACGTTTACTTCAGTTGCAAAAGATGTAGCTTCTTGCAAATCGTCTTCGTTGGCTTCTAAATCGGCCATTTCGTCTGCAATGTCAGCATGCTCGGGTTCTTGCATTTCTTCGCCGCGCAACAAATCAAACTCTGCTTTTAATTGTTCAAGTTCAGCGCGCAATGCTTCGACTTCGTCACTTACAGTTTCAACTGTTTGCTCGCCTTCTTCTTCGCTATGTTCGGCATCTTCTGGTTGTGATGCAAATTCGTGATCTGCATCAATGTCAGCTTGATCGCTAATTATGTCAGTTGTAAAGTCAGCTGTTTCATCTTTAACTTCGTCTTCTGCCATTACGTTTTCATAAATTTCACGTGCTTTTGCTACAATGAAATCATGGAGCAATGCATCAGCTTGTTCGTGTTCTTCGTTTACTAAATGTTCTAAAATCTGTTCTAATTTGTTCATGTTCTCTCCCAGTGTAGTGGTTGTTGAATTCTGTTAAAATGCGCAATAAGGCATTTAGCTAATTGTATTTATATGGTTATTACAAAATGTAAGGTTTAAGCGTAAAAAACCGCAATTTTCTTATTATTCTGTTGGTTGTGCAGCATATATCACTTTAATATCTGCTAAATGGCGAGCATTATCTTCTCGTTCCATGTCTCGTATTTTTCTAAGCTTATTGAGATGTTTTAACGTAAGCTTTGCCCTACGAGTATCGTTTATTTGCGCTTTTATTAATAAGTCGTCTTCGGGTTCGTAGAACTCTACTAGCAAATCCTTTGCTCTCATTATTCTTCTCCAAACGAATCTATTTCATCGTTGCTTATATTGTCTTCGGTTTCTTCTGGTGCGTTTTCGTTATCGTCGAAAGTAATTTCTTCTCCGCCGATATCGGGTGCCATGTCACTTGACGATATGCCTACTTGGCGTAACCCTGCTTCGGGACTGCTCATGTGTTCGCCTACGCTTGCTCCACTTTGCTCTTCCATGTACATACGTTCGTTAACAATTAATTCTTCTTCTGTTAATCCTAAATATTTCTTAAGGGCAAATCGTTTACTCATATATGGTATATCTGCTATAGCAGCAAAAATACTTGATTGTGCTGCATACATTTCAAGTTCGCGGTATCTTGCAAAATTCTGAGGTACTACAAATTCTATTTCAAACAAACTATTGTCTATTGTTACTCCGCGATTTTTAAGGAACAATTTAAATTCGTTATCAAATAAACGTGCAAGCTGTGTTTGATATCTTTTACATTTTTCCGAAAACCTAAACTCTTGAATAAAAGCAGTTCCTACTTTACCATCATTCATCGACGCTGTTCCGTCTGTTGGACCAGTTGGCAAATAAGAACTTGGAATACCTAAACCGCGCATCATTTTATTATTAAAGTATAATAAATCGTTGATCTCGCCTAAATTGGAATTTTTAGTAAATATACCGCAAGATAAAGCAAATGTATGGTAATTATGGTATTCTTCTTTGCTATCTATTGTTAATGTACCTACTTCGATTTTCTCATCTAAGTATTCTATTTCGTTAATAAGTATTCCTTTATTATGAAAAGGTATCATACTTTGATTAACAATTAAATCTTTAGCTTCTACAAATCCTACTCCGTGTATAGGAAATTTATGATCAAGTGTACAAACTAAATCTTTGCCGTTATCAAGTGTGATTTTCATTACTTGTACGCTTTTTTGTGTAACACCTGCCCACGATATTAAACCTGGTACAACAGCTCCAGTTGTTGGGTGACAGGAATAAGTCCACAATTGTTTAGTTTTTAATTCTTCTTCTATTTCGGTAATAGATAATTCTCTACCGTCGAGTAAAGAAACTTTAGTATCCATTGATAGGCAGCCGCCAGGTAAAACATCAACTTTCGAACCACGTCCGTCACTTGATTGTGCGAAGTAATAATCCTCGATGGTGCTCAATGCATTATAACCTGTGTCCATTATATTCTGCCCAGAACTAGTTCTATTTGGCATACGACGTTGTTGGACTTCAAATTTAATCTTTTCTATATATTGCTGTGCTTTAGTAGGAGGCATTGTACCTACATCTACATAAAATATCCTACGTTCAGGTGCTCTATGTATGCGATATATAAGCATTGCATCTTCGAGTAATTCTTTTTGTTTATATACTTTGTATATCTTTTCAAGTATGCTTATGCCAAATGGCCATGCTGCATCTAATCCTTCAGTTAACGACAAGTGGAATACATGTTGTGCAGACACTGGCATTGACTCTGCTTGAGAAGGATTACCTGCCATGGCGTTTAAACGATTTGTCTGTCTAATCTGAGGTTGTGTATAAGTTAATCCAGACGGCATTAAGTTTAATTGCGGGCCACAACTTAAATTCGAAGCAACCATTTCTTTTAAATTTAAGTCAACGTTTTTAATATAGTATTCTTCTACATCTTTACCGCGACTTTCGTTTACTATAATTTTTTCAACGTTGTTTGGATCTACCCAGAATAACTTAAATGTTTCTGGATCTCTAATAAACATTTGATCGCCGTACATTAACGTAGATCTAAACATTTTAAATAAACGTCGGTTAAAATCGTTTAGACTGCACCAGTTTTGTAAATACTTTTCTAATATCTTAACTTCAGTTGGTGTTGGCGAATTCTTAAAATGCATCGAGAATGGTAATTTACTAAAATTATCTCGTTGTGTACTAAATTCTGCAATAGTATCAAGTGCAGCACTGATTTCGTGGTCCATGTCCATCATTTCGTATTGTGCATAACGTGCCATACGATCGGCAGGGCCAGTATATACTTCAGGTAACCAAGAAGTGTATTTAGACATAGAAGATGGCATATTATTACCGCTGCTTCTCTGTACAGGTAATACACCGTTAACTGGTTTAAAAAATTTGCGCCAAGACATTAATATATTCCGCTGGAATTTGTATTTTTAGAAATTCTATTCAATAGCGATAATTGCTTCTGCATTAAATCGTTTATCGACTGTAAAAGACTTTCTATGTTTTCATTATTTATCATCGGCTGAGTCGCAGATTGATTTTGCGGTGACATTTCTTGGTTTGTATTTGCTGCTGTAGGTTGTGAAGGGTTTGCACTTGCTGCTGTAGGAGAATTTACCTGCGGTTGTTCTTTTTTAACTTCAGATGAATTAACAACACCTCTACTAGTTGTACTACCGTGACCGGTTATTGAGTTTTTAAAATTCTTAGACCATTCTAAATATGAATCAGTTGCACCTACCGATTTTGATTCTTCGCCGGCTGTGCCTCCGGCCCATACGGGTAACTTAGATCTCACCCACGATGTTGCTTTAGTAACTGCGTCTATAATTAAAGTAATAATACTTACAATACTGTCAACTACTGCCCCTATGCCAAAAACAATCATAGTCCATGCAGTTTGTAAAAAACCATCGCCGTTTTTTATACTAACTAATAATCCTTCGAATACGCCAAGTACGGCAGTAATTACCCATCCAACAACTGGTATTTTACCTAAACTAACATTTAGAATTGGTAATAAAGCGCCCATTGCACCTTCAAGACCTACTGACAATGTAGGCAACATGCTTGCTATATTTTTAAAAAACATAAATATCTTAGCACCGCTAATAGCCCATCCGCCCACTGTCGTTGCTAACGATGTTAAAAGATTGCCGGCCCAATCGCCTTTTTCGTTTGTTCCATTACCTCCGCCTCTGCCAGTATTTTGCGAACTTGTACCGTTTATTTTGTCGAGCCAATTCATAAACGACTGCACACCATCTATGATTTTAGGGAGTGAATTAAGTGCAAAGTTCATTAAATATACTTGTAATTTAGGTATAAGATATTCTAAATTAGTAGCAAGTGTTTGTAAGCCATTTTGTATCCTATCATCTAAAAATATAGTACCAAAGGAAGTCCAAAATCCATTTTTTATCATATTAAACGTATTCATTAATCTAGCATACGTTTGCTGTATATCGTTTTCTCTGCGTTTCGAAGGATCGTTCATAGACGATTGTAGTGCTTTAGCTGTAGTTACTATTCCGCCAAACGATGCATCTACTACACCTATATTAGAAACCATACTTAATGTACCTGCGTCTAAATTAGCTGCAGAACTAGTAAGCTTTCTTATCATTGCATCGGCATCGGCTTGCGAATAATTTCCTCCTCTAAGCATATCACCAGCTTGTGTTATTGTATCTAACAGTCCTGGTGCAACTGCGGCCATTTGTGCCCACATAGGGTCGCGTTTTACTAGATTAGGATCTCTCATTGTTTTCATTAAGAGGTCGCTTACTCCGCTACCGAGTTCGTCAGATGAGCTAAGAAGATTTTTACCTACTAAATCAAACTGTTCTTTAGCAGCACTAGACATAGTAGATAATGCTGCTTTTACATCTATTTTTTCGTACTGTGCAGCACCTTTCTTTTCTAATTCTTCTCTTGAAATGTTAAGTGCATTTGCAAAACTCATCGTAGAATCTAAACTTTTCTTATAAAGTTGTACACCTGCCGATGTTGATGCAAGTTGCAAATTACCTGACATTCTTTGATTTTCTAAAAACTGGGCAAAATTTTCAGTAGTTTCGCCAGAAAGCATGCCTATGTTTTCGCCTGCTGCTATAGCAGATTTATTTAATTCACCAAAGGCTTTAATACCTAACTTACCAACAACTTTTCGATGGGTGTCGGCAATTTTAGTCATATCTGCTAAAGACATACCCGATTCAATTGTTGCTTTTTGGAAATCATACATTGCACTTTTGCCAAGTTGGCTGTTAAATGCAAAGCCGCTCGAGTATAATGTTGCAAAAGTCTTTTCAAGTTCAAAACCGCTTTTTACTATCTTTGTTACTACATCAACAAAGATACCTGCAAACATTAACGCGCCTTTGTTAAAAGACGACGCACTTTTCATTAAATTAGGGGCAAAGGAATCTAAATTTAAACTTTTAGTAGTTTTTGCAAAAGCTTTTTCTTTTTGCGATTCATATATTTTACCGGACACTGTTTGCTTGCGAAGAGAAACTGCAAGCTTATCAAGTTTATCTTTATCTATATCGCTATTTTTGCTTTTACTATGTTCTCGTAATGCCGATTCTAATGCAGCATATGATTTCGCTTGATCTTTTGTAAAGCCTTTATCTATTAAACTTTGTAATTTTTCGCTATCTTTTTTAGAATCTTTACCGAATTTTTCAATTTTATCTTCTAAGTCGCTACTTGCTTTTTTACTTTTTTTAGTAAATGAATTAAGAGCTTTAAGTATGTCAGCTTGGGTTTTTTCGGTTGACCATTTTGGTAGGTCGCCGCCAAAATCAACACCTGAAATGTTTACATTATCCGACATTAAAACCCCTTATAATTATTTTTGATAAATAACACATATTACTATTTATCAAGGTATTTTATGTCGAACAACCCTTTACAAAATTACTATAGAGTCCCAAAAACATATGTAAAATTACCATCAGGTACGTCTTACTATACTGCGGATATTGTTGAATTTACGGAAAGCGGCGAATTAGCTATTAAAGCAATGACTAGCAAAGACGAAATGACGTATAAGAACCCTGATGCATTATTAAACGGGGAAGCTATAAGACAAGCATTACTTAGCTGTGTAGTTGGTATGCATAAACCTGAAAAAATGCTTGCACCGGATATTGAAGTTTTACTTATTGCTATTAAAGCTGCCACAAACGGCGATAATATGGAAATCGAAGCAGAGTGCCCTAACTGTAAACACATAAACAAATACGATGTAGACTTAAATGCAGCACTACATAGTGCAAAGCCGGTAGAAGAAGAAAACATAGTTGTGCTTTCGAACGGTGTAAGTGTGTACTTAAAGCCTTATTCTTACAGCGATAGCGTAAAAGCCACAGGCGGGTTATTTGAGCAATCTAAAGTGTTTAAAACAATGCAAGACGAAACTGTCCCTGAGGAACAAAAATTTAAACTGTTTACTAGCAGTTTTAATAAAATGGCAGGGTTAAATGTTGAGCTAGTAGCTAATAGCATTATAAAAATTGCAAAAGAAGTAGACAATCTAATATTGTTTAATAATCAAGAAAACAAAAAGCATTTTATTGAGTTTTTAGCAAATATCGAAAAAGCAGATAGCGACTTAATAAACGAAAGACTTAACAGTATTAATACATCGGGTATTAGTAAAGAACTTACAACTAAATGCGAAAAATGCGAACATAGCTGGACTTCTTTAATAGATTATAATCCTGTAAATTTTTCTATAGGTTCTTAATATCTGCCCCTTATGAGGAAATTAAGGACCTGATAAAATCATACGAAAGGGATGCTAATGCACTCGAGCAGCAAATAATCGATATTTGCTATTTTATGCCATCTATAACATGGGATAATGCTTGGGAATTATCGTCAACACAAAGAGAAAAATTAATAAAAAATATAAACAAACGCCTAAAAGAAAAAAGTGGCGATCCAAGTAAAGGCTTTTTTAATGACTAAATTCACATACGACACACCAGAAGAAGCATGGGTAGGTCAACCTGAATTACATGTATTGCATAACGTACTTGCACTCTTAGATTACCAAAAAATAGAATGGTCGCCTTTTAAACAAGACAACTTAATACATACTGTGCCTACTTTCACAGAAAATGTAACACCTATTGATATCTCATTTGATAAAAAAACATCGTATGTATACACTAACCTAGGGGATACAACTGCAAGATCTTCTGTTAATATATGGGTTAATAAAGGTGAAATTAAATGGATTAGCGCAACTAATAATGGGGATATTTTACTCAGAGTTACTGCATTTGTGTCTTTGTTTTGTTCTAAGTATTCGGGTTATTTAAAATTGCATATAACTGGAAATATTATCACTAATGGATCAATTATTTTTGATTCATCTATTAAAAATCAATTATCTGAAGATTTAATTAAGAAAATCAATAAATCAATTTCTATTTGATTCAGAGGAAGGTATATACCTTCCTAGAATTGATTATTATTCATCTGCTCATAAATTCGCATATTCACTTATAATCAATTCTTTTTATACAAATAAAAGTATTAAAAAATAATTACATATATGAAATGCGAATGCATATGAGCAATGTCATATATGTAATTATTTTATGTATGCGTAATAACATGGAGCATACATAAAATCTCTTTGATTTATATACGTGATAATAAAATTGAGGTGTTTTAGTGAATATTCAATAGATACATGATACATATAATATTAATTTGTATTTAGATATCATAAACACATAATGCAATTATATGCAATTCATGATAGAGATTTTATACTTTTTATTAGCTTCATAAGATGATTTAATTATTTGTTTTTATTATGTTATGTAAATAGCACCCATAATTCGCCCGTTTCCGGGCAAAATTAAGAGTTTAGCACCCTGGTAATACACCATATATTTCTATATGTAAGGCGGACACCATCGACCTTTAAAGTAACTCGTCTAATAATAATTAGAATGTCGCTTCTTATATTATGCAATTACCGTACATAATATAAGCTTGTGTTGGCCATCACGTTAATGATACTTTTTCCCCAGAGCACAATCATTTTACTATACATACTTGCTTAAGGTATATACAGGTGTCTCCCACAATTATGGCTTATAGTTAGCCGTGAGTCCGACACATTTTTGGGTTCGCCGTAAGTTAAAACACTATACACCTTACAACTTCGCTCCAGATCATCTGCGTGTGGAATCCACTTCCTACACACTCAAGGAGGGTAATTTCTATTACCTAATAGACTATATCTCAAACTAGTTTTCTAACTTTACTGCCATTTATATCGAATTACGGTTGCGGATCTTATCGCTGTTTCATTTCCTACTTGTGAGGAACGTCCTTTTCTTCTTAAGGATACAACATATTGTTGTTATAACAGCCGATTACATTTTCCGACGAGCATCTACGGCTTCCGTCCGTTTAATGATTGTTAACTGCTTTGCAATTAAGTTTCATCTATTCGTTATATACCTTTCTTACGTATACGCATCAACTAAGGTACTCCAAAATCGCTGCTTATTCAAGGTTAATTAAAACGTTTGCAAAGCATTGTTTGGCAAAGTATATCGTTTACAAGGGCTGGTTAAGCAACGCAATAAAGCATCTAATTCCCTTTCTAGTACATACGCTTGTCACTGTAAATTTATAACCTACCTAATTTAGGTATTCCCTTAGCGCAACAGCTCGCCCATATCGGGAAGTTCTTATTATCTATACAATTTATATTGTTTTAGTCCAGTTGTCAAGAGTTATATTTGATATTTTTTATACCAGCTATCTCTTTCTTTAGGATCCAACGATTTAAGTTTTGTATGTTCGTTGTTTTTGCTTTTTACTTTTTCGAATTTGTGGATTTTGTGATTTAGCTCTTTTGCAGTTTCATTTGGTGGTATAAATCTGATATTTGCCACCATCTTATTGTAGTATTTCCGGTTGCCCGTTTTAAGGGTCGATCGAAGTACATCCTCGTAAATTTGACTTTCGACTTCTGCATAGTGCAGCGAGCCTTTTGTCTCATGTAACGATTCTATTAAAAAGGTAAAATTTTCTTTACCTTTTTCAATTATTGCAGCATTAAGGTGATCAGATGAACTTGTGTAAGTTTTCCAGTTTGATTCAGACTTAATTACTTTTTTATTTTTTCTTCCTTTGACAGTTTTTCTTTTAGTGGCCCAAAACTGTTTTTTACCAATATAGTGCATATCGTTGGTATTATCGATTACCCTGTATATAAAACCAAACCATAAAGTTATATCTATTTCGTCTGGGTATTGCCAATGTCCTATATCCATACTTATCTCAATTTAGAACACTGCTTGAATTTTACAAGGGGTGCAGTTTTACCCACATCCTCTTTCCATTTATCCCACCCGATATAAGGTACAACAGTAGCAGTACCGGAACCATATTTTCTAAAAGTTGACATTTTTATACTTC